CCTCTGCCGGTGGACCGGGGATCATTGATCTGCCCGAGACGCTGTACCGGCTGGATACCGCTGGCTTCCACTACCACCCCGAGTACTCCGAGCATCTGACCTGGAGCGACGACGGGGAGATCGAGTACGCCTTCTTCTCTCCTGAGCATGAGTTCACCACCCACACCAACACGGTGGACGCGATCCAGGCGCTGTACGAGCGGGAGATCGATCGCGAGGTCGAGCGGATCATGACCTCGGGGAAGAACTACGTCGGGGCTCAGGGACGTGACCCGCTGCAGCTGGACCGGTACTTCGTCCGGTTGGCGATCGAAGCTGAGATCACTGGCACCAAGGACAACCCCGCCTTGCGTACGTACGCGCAGGCGATGGGCATTCACCGCAACGACTGGATTCTGCGGGTGTACCGCGCTGACCGGGCGTACGCCGATGGCTTCGTCGGTGAGATGAGTGCGCACGGGGAGACTGAGTTCTTCCAGGCTCCGGGTAAGTACTACGCCGATGATGAGCTGCTGGCTACTGATGAGTGGGGCGGTTGGCCGGTGAGCTTGATCGACATCGAGCCTGAGGCTGAGGAGGGGGAGTTTGATGACTTCCGGCACCGTGACTAGCCGCGGAACCGACGATGTAGCCATGGACAGCTTCGAAGACGTCGCCACGCTGCTATTTGGTGACGGCGCGTACGAACTTGTCCGTAAGATGAACCCTACCCAGTCCGATTTGGCTGCCAAGAAGAAGCGTGAGAAGCGCCAGGCCCAGGTCGGGCTGGCCTCCAACGTGATTGGTCTCGGTGCGGGACTGGCTGGAACAGCCGAAGCGCATCAGAAGTTCAAGACCGTACGGGCGCAGAAGGGCTCCAAGCCCAAGTCGTTCAAGGTTAAGGGCGGAACCTTTAAGATGCCTGCCGGCCTGGCAGGCGCTGCGGAGACCGCCGGCAAGTACGCGTCCAAGATCAAGACCAAGCACGTCGTCGGACTGGCAGGTGCTGGTCTGGGACTGCAGGTAGCCAACGTCGCTGGCGACGCTGTGGCCAACCGCGTACTGGCTCGCTCAGCCAAGGACGAGAAGAAGGTACACAAGTCCAAGAACGAGTACGCCACTGACATGGAGATCCCCCAGGTCTCCAGGGGCAAGCTCGCGGTTGTGGTGGCTCAGAAGACTCAACCTGCGGCGAAGAAGCTCAAGGCCCAGGTTCAGAAGAACGACGTAGACATCGTCTGGCAGGGCGAGTTCTCCAAGTTCGACACCGACAAGCGCCAGGTCTTTGGGTGGGCTTCCATCGTGGAGCTGAACGGCGAGCCGGTGGTGGATCTGCAGGGTGACTACATCTCGGCCGATGAGATCGAGAAGGCTGCCTACACCTACGTCCAGAAGTCTCGCCGCGGTGGAGATATGCACCGCCGGGAAGGTGCGGAAGCCTTTCACGCCTCCGACATGATCGAGTCGGTCATCTTCACTCCGGAGAAGATCGAGAAGATGGGTCTGCCTCCTGGCTCTCTGCCCACTGGCTGGTGGGTCGGCTACCAGGTCCACGACGACGAGACCTGGAACCTGGTGAAGTCCGGAAAGCGCACGGGCTTCTCGATCCACGGGAGGGGCAAGCGTGCCGAACAGTGACCCGTTCGAGGTCTCCAAGGTCAAGGTCCCGAAGCTGAACACTGGGCTGAGTGGTGCGCAGAAAGCTGGCCAGTACGCCCGTCGCGCTGGTCGTGGGGCGAAGAATGCTGCCTACAACAAGACCTCCAAGCCCGCCGGAGGGATGTTTCGCAGCAAGAGCCAGCCGGTCGATGACAAGGATCGCCCGCTGTACGGCGTCAAGTACGCCGAGCACGACGCAGCTGGTGGACGGTACATGAGGGGGCCGAACGGAAAGAAGTTCGGTCAGAAGGGCGCGCGGCCTCAGGGATCCAATATGGCCAACTTCGCGGCCGGCTCTGCGATCGGTACTGTCGCTGGCTCGCTGGCCGGAGACGCTCGCTACGGTGGACAGACCCGGCACGACTACCGGACGAACCGGAAGGTGAACAAGGCCTTCAAGATGCCGAAGCGCCCGACCTTGATCACCAACGTGGGTACGGCCTCCAATAAGCGTCCTGGGCTGAGGCCCGGGATCATCGCGGGTACGGCGGTAGGAAGTGGCACCTTGTCCTACACCGGCTACAAGATGCAGCAGAAGGACATGCGCAAGGAGATCGACCGGACCTACCGCAAGCAGAAGAAAACTCAGGTCTCGAAGGCTGGCACGCTGGAGCGGTACAACTCCACCCGAGCTGACCGGAACAAGTTGCGAGCCAAGGACGCTGCCAACGTCGGTGGTCAGACCGCGGCAGCCACGCTGGGTGGGATCTCGGCCGTCAAGTTCATGAGTGGGCACAAGCCACGTCCAGGCAAGAAGGCTTTCATCGCAGCCGGTGCTGCTGGTGCCGCTACTGCAGCGGGGGCATTCGCCGGTAAGTACGACAAGAAGCAGTATCGGGTCAAGAAGGATGGGAGTACGACGGTGGCTAAGGACAACGGAAGGCCGTCCGGCGGACGGTACGCGGCGGGCTGGGCGTTTCCTGGCCTCCATGGTGCTGTTGCTGGCAAGAAGGGCAAGAAGCTGGCGGCGGCTGGCTCTGAGCTCGGCCACACTGCCGGTGGCTCTCTCGGTGGCGCAGCGATTGGTGCTGCGGTCTCGCGTGGCAAGCTGACCTCTCTTGGCGCGGCGGCAGGTAGTACCGCTGGTTCGCTCCAGGGAGTGAAGGCGTCCCAGCGCAAGGGTCGCTACAAGGTAGAGAAGAACGACACCACTTCTGCCTTCGGTGTGGACCACGGGTACTGAGATGGACCAGAAGCCACCACCGACTAACAAGCGGATCGCCCGGCAGAAGAAGGCCCAGGCGGCGTTCTCCCTGACGGGCGGAACGCTAGGTCTGGCTGCTCTGGCTTCTCGTGGACAAGCCGCTCGGGTTGGTCGCGTCAGCAGCCATTTGACTCGCGCTGGCAAGAAGTCGATGAAGGCAGGCAAGGACTTCAGTCACATGGCTGACTCCGCTGCTGCGGCTTCTCAGAAGTGGAAGGACCGCAGTACGGCTCTGACCACCGCTGGCGCTGGCATCGGTGGCGTAGGCGCATACAACTTCGCGAGCTACACCAACGCCGAGGCCAAGAAGCAGGTGAAGATGAAGAAGAACGCCGATCCCTTCGAGATCAACAAGGCCATCCCGAAGGTCGAGAACTATGGCGGCTGGTACCGCAAGACCCGTCCTGCGACCAAGTTGCTGCGGGAGAAGGTCACCGAGCACGCTGCTGGTGGAAAGAAGTTCAAGTCCGCCGGTGGTGGTCTGACCAACCTGGGTGCGGGGCTAGCTACTGCCGCAGCAGGAACCGCTGGTGTTGGGATTGGTGCTGCGGCCGGCTCGCGCAAGAAGAAGAACGCCATCGCCAAGAACGACCCGTTCGAGATCCACAAGCTCGGCAGCGCGAAGGTTCGCTTCCAAGACATCACCTCGTACTCGCAGGGAGCGCACAGCACCACGCGGCACGACTCGGAGCAGGTGAGCACTAGGTACAAGGGCAAGTCGCTGATTCTGCGACGGCCTAAGTACCAGGTGGTCGCGTACCCCTCGGACACGAAGATGAAGAACTCCACCCACGCGCAGGCGTCTCCGAACTACCGAATCAAGGGCGAGGCCGCAGACGCGTTCGTTGAGGCGAACCGCAAGAAGAGCAAGACGGTGAAGCTTGGGAACAAGCGCTTCAAGCACACAGTGGTCAAGGCGAATGCAGTCTCGGCCTTCGGAATTGACCACGGTCACTAAACCCGACTTGCACTGGATCAGAGACTAAGAGCGAGGTGACGGAAGTGAAGCCGAAGGTCGTCAAGCACCTGACCGACATGGAGATCGATGAGATCTCGCTGGTCGATCGTGGGGCCAATCAGCACGCGACAGTCGCCATCGCGAAGAGGGCTCCCGAGGAGGAGAGCATGCCCGAGCTGTACACCGAGGACGGAAACCTCCTCGATGAAGACCAGCTGGAAGACGGCCAGATCGTGTTTGACGCGGAAGGCACGGCTTACCAGTTCACCGCAGACGTAGACCCCGACGAGGACGTCGAAGAGGCCGACGAGGCCGAGGACGAAGACGTTGAGGTCGAGGAGGAAGAGCGAGAGCTCGCTGGAGTTGGGAAGGCCTTCGGCTTTGCCGGCGGTTCGACCCAGGGTCCGAGCAAGCCGCTCCAGTCCACCCCGGCTACCCCGTTCCGAGTTGGCGCGGGGCTCAACCAGCAGAAGAAGAAGCCCCTCGGGGGCATGGGAGGTGGCGCGATGCCGCAGCGTCCGAAGCTTGGGTCCGCGGCAGCGCGTCCCACGGTCGCGAAGTCTTTCTCTGAGCAGGTGCTCGAAGAGCTGTCGAAGGCGTACACCGACGAGGACCGCGACGAGGTCCTGTCCAAGGCGTTCGCTGAGGTCGATGCGTACAAGCTCCAGGCGGCTGAGGCGGTTGAGATCGCCAAGTCTGAGCGCGACCTTCGGCTCACCAACGAGTACATCGCCAAGGCTGCGGAGTACAACGTCCCGGTGGACGCGGCTCAGCTCGGCCCGGTGCTGTACCGGATGGCCGAGACGATGTCCTACGAGGACTGCTCTGTGATCCACAAGTGCCTGATGGCCGCCGGAGAGGCGATCTTCGATGAGGTCGGCTACATCGGTGGCGGCGACAACGTCGATGTCCTCGACGCGGTCGATGCACAGGCTCAGGAGCTGGTGGGCAAGTCGGCGGGCACCTCCGCTGAGGACGCCTGGTCTTCGGTCCTCGACCAGAACCCGGCTGCATACGACGAGTACCTCGCCCAGCAGCGGCGTGGTTACTGAGAGGAAGGAAGGTAACCCACCGTGGCGTACGACGAATCGCTCCGTTCCATCACGCTGAAGGCTGACGCGACGGTCGGCATCTACACCGGTGTGCCGGGTGTTCCCGGATCTGCGAACCCGAACGCGGGCAAGCAGTACCACTTTGTGAAGGTGACCGGCGTAGGCCAGGTCGGTCTCGGAGATGCCTCCGCGACCCCGGTCGGCGTACTACAGAACAAGCCCCAGGGAGTTGGCCACGCGGCCACCGTGGGGTTCCACGGAGTCACCCGAGTTGTCTCGGACGTGGCCATCACCGCTGGTGACCTGATCAAGGTTTCCGCGGATGGTCAGGCGGCCAAGACTGGCGCGGGCCCGACCGTGGGAATCGCTCTGACCACGACTGCGGCGGCAGGGGACCTTGTGTCTGTTCTCCTGACCATCGGCGCCTGATAGAGAGAAGGAGGATAGAACATGCCGTCTCCCTCGCAGAGCGACCTTCACATCAACGTACCGCTGACGAACATCAGCGTCGCTTACATGCAGAAGGCGGACGCGTACATCGCGAACAAGGTGTTCCCGCGTGTACCTGTTCAGAAGCAGTCCGATCTGTACTGGAAGTACAGCAAGTCCGACTGGCGTCGGACGGATGTCCAGAAGCGTGCGCCCGGCACCGAGTCGGCGGGAGTCGGCTGGAAGGTCGACACCGATACGTACTTCGCGCACCCGTACGCGGTGCACAAGGACATCGATGACCAGCTGCGTGCGAACGCTGACAGCAACTGGAGCCTGGACAAGGACTCCACGATGTTCATCACGAACCAGATGCTGATCAAGCGGGACATCGACTGGGCCAACGCCTTCTTCAAGACTGGCGTGTGGGGTGCGGACTGGACTGGCGTGGCTGCGGCCCCGACCGGCAACCAGTTCCTGCAGTTCAACGACCCGGCGTCTGACCCGATCAGCCTGTTCGCTGCGGCGCAGATCAAGTTCATCGAACAGACCGGCTACAAGGCCAACAAGCTGGTCATGGGTGCGCAGGTGCTCCGAGTGCTCAAGCAGCACCCGGACATCATCGACCGGATCAAGTACACCCAGAAGGGCATCGTCACGACTGACCTTCTGGCCACGCTCTTCGACGTGGACCAGATCCTGGTGTCGTACGCGAGCTCGACTAACGTCGCGGAGCAGGCTGACGGCCGGCTCCAGGACGCGGCGGCCACCTACAACTTCATCAACGACCCGTACTCGATGCTGCTGTGCTACAGCGCGCCGAGCCCGTCGCTGATGACCCCGACCGCGGGATACACGTTCACCTGGAACGGGTACTCCAACGGAAACGGCCAGGGCATCCGGGTGAAGAACTTCCGGATGGAGCACCTGGAGGTGGACCGTATCGAGGCCACCATGACCTACGACATGAAGGTCGTGTCGCCGGACATGGGCGTCTTCTACACCGCGGTAGTTGTCTGATAGACGCGCAGGGGAGGGGCCGGCCGCAAGCTGGCCCCTTGCTTGCCTAGGAGACTAAATGGCTACGAAGTTCCTCGATCACGAGGCCGTCCACTTCGTCGCTGGTCGGTTCTTCGTCCACCACGGGAAGCAGTTCTTCCCCGGTGAAGTGATCGAGGACGCCAGGGACTGGAAGAACCTGGAGTCCATGGTTCGCAGCCGCTGGTTCATACCGGTGGTTGAGGACCAGTCCGTACTCCCGACGCGGATGCAGTACGAGGTCAAGGTTCTTGAAGACGCCCGCGCGCGGCTGAACTACAGCAGCTACCTGGCAGACATCGAGAGTCGAGACGCAGAGCCTGAGCCAGAGGTTGAGCCAGAGGAAGAGACTTCCGGGTTCGATCCCAGTTGGACCATCAGCAAGTTGATGGAGTACCTGGAGGAACACCCACAGGACATCAAGCTTGTCCTGGAACGGGAGCGGGAAAACCAGAAACGCCCCCGGTTGATCAAGCAACTGGAAGAGCGACTGGCCATTCCAGACGAGGAGGAAATTGATGTCTGAGGACCAGGCCAAGCAGGTCAAGGAAGAGCGGGAGCGCTACGACAAGCGCCGCGCTGAGATGGCTGAGCCGGTGGACGCGGAAGAGGTCCAGGCGAAGGCCGACAAGGGCGAGGCGCTGACCCTGGAGGAGCTGGTAGCAGTCAACCTCCCCGGTGCTCGCCCGCACAATGACGAGGCTGAGATCGGCAAGCGGTACGAGGGCAGTGACTACGCCCCGGCAGCGCAGCCTGACCTCAGCGCCCCGGCGTACGTACTGGCCCGGCAGGCCCAGCTTGCGGCCCAGGGCAAGGAAGACACCCGAGTCGATGGCTCGTTCAGCATCGTGGCGGACAAGGGTGAAGAGGAGAACGCCACCTCTAAGGCCGAGAAGAAGGCCGCAACGAAGAAGGCAGACAACTAAGACTGATAGCAGCGGATCGGAGGGGTCATGACCTGGAGCTATTCGGGTAATCCCACCACGTCCACGACCGACGAGATCAGGTTCCTGATTGGGGACACCGACGCCGACGATCCGCTGCTTCAGGACGAAGAGATCAGCTACCTGTACAACCAGTGGTACACGCTGTACGGGACGGTCTTCTACGTGGCGTCGATTGCCTGCGAGACCATCGCTGCGTCGTACGCCCGAGAGGCATCCCACTCGGCTGACGGCGTCTCTCTTCAGCTGGGGGAAATCCAAGCGAAGTTCACCCAGCAGGCTGAGACGCTGCGCGAGCAGCACAACAGACTGCTCATCGGCGGAATTCCTGACGTGGGCGGCGTCACCGCCGATGAGCAGCCAGACCCGACGATTGCCCCTCTGATCTTCGGTACTGGCATGAGCGACAATCTGGCAGCTGGGCGTCAGGACTACGGGTCCCGCAATGTCCCGGAGTACTGGCCTGAGGAATACCCGGGGTACTGATGCGCGGCGGAATCAGCAAGCGTGCCCGTGCCTACGTTCGTCGGCGGACAACCGCCGGCATGTTCTCGACCTGCCAGATCGAGCGGATCGCGAGTCCGGATTGGGACGGTGTTACCAATCTGGTGACATCAGGACAGCGCAGCATCATCTACACCGGCCCCTGCCGTGTGTGGGAGGTCTCTGGGGGATCGCCCTTTACCCCTGCCGACGCTGAAGGCATCGTTTTGCAGACCACCAACTTGTCGATTCCGTGGGATACCGACCCGGTGCCCAACGAGGACGACGAGGTACTGATCCTCTCGTCCCTGGTGGACGACCAGTTGGTGGGCAAGCGGTTTCGTATCCTCAGCTCGGCCAAGGCCGGTGATCTGCGCGCTACCCGGCGGTTCGTCGTCCAAGGGGTGAACCGATGGCCGTGACCCAGCTGGATCTGACTCAGCTGGCTATCGACCTGAACAACGCAGGTGAGATGGCCGGCCGCTCCCTGGACGACCTGATGATGTTCACCGCCAACTCGATGGTTGCGGACATGCAGGCGATCGTCCCGGTGGACACCGGTAACCTGAAGAGGTCCCTCAAGGTGACCGTGATGTCTCGTGGTCGAATCGAGATCGGTCCGGACACCCTGATGGCTCCTTACGCCTGGGATGTGGAGTACGGGACTAAGCCTCACGTAATCGAGGCCAAGCCGGGGAAGGTACTCCGCTTCCAGGTGGGGGAACGGGTCGTCTATACCCGGCGGGTTCGACACCCTGGAACGCGTGCACAGCCGTACGTACGCCCGGTCGTTCAGAACTGGGTGGCTCGCTTGGGCGAGGATGCTGTCACTGTGGGAGTCAACGAGATCGTGAGACCGTCATGACGGCGGTTACGCTGCCGCGCGGGCAGATCACGACCTATGTGGTGGATGCACTACGCACTGCGTTGCCCTTCCCAGTCGGAGACAACACTGAGCCGAACGAGCCCTACGGATGGCAGGGAGAGCCGAATGAGGCTGGTACCAACTTCATCCCGTGGGTTTCGGTGGGCACCGGTGCGTCTTCAAATTCGTCTGGACCACAAGCAGCTTCGCAAGCTGACTGGCGAGCTAACTACTTCCTTACTAGCGCTGGAGTTGCTCGCCAGCAAACCGACCAGCTCGCTGACCAGACGCGAGATGAGCTCGTGAAGATGGCAAGACAGAACATCATCACGACCAACGGAACGTGGAGAATCCAGCAGGCCAGAGTGGCCAGCATCGGAGGGATCAACCGGATGCCTCAGACCCGCCCGTTCTACTTTGTACAAACCGATGTGATCGAACTCTGGTTGAGCAGGGAGCTGAACTCATGAGCGTCAAGAAGGTCAAGATCACCCACGAAGAGACCGGCCTGGAAGCTGAAGTCCTGGAGACCACGGTGTCTGCCTGGGAGACGGCTGGCTGGACCGTTGTGGAAGATGAAAGTGTCCCGGAGCAGGCGAATCCGGCTGAGGCCTCTCGGCAGCAGCTAGTAGCTGAGGCTTCGAAGACGAAGACGAACGGTGGTCCGGCCGCGCCGGACACTTCTAAGAAGGAGTGACGATGGCTCGGATCATCCCGAACGAGAACAGCTGGATCGGGTTCACCCCTACTGTTGCGAGCGTCTCGGCTCCGACTGCTGCCAACATCACGGCGGCGGTGAACCTTACGCCGTACGTCATCTCGATCAATGCCTCCAGCCGGGGCAACACTGTTCCGACCCCGTCCTTCGACAGCCTCTTCGAGACGTCGATCGCCGGTACGGTGCAGGCGACCTTCGACGCGGACTTCTACCGTGACGACTCGGCCGACCTGGCGTGGGCCACGCTGCCGCGAGCGACTGATGGCTTCTTCATCATCAGCCGGTTCGGTGGTGCTGGTGCCGACCACAAGCCGATCGCGCTGGACGTGGTCGAGGTCTGGCCGGTGCTGATCGTGTCTCGGACCATGGCGAACATGAGCAACAACACGGTGCTCACCTTCACGGCCTCGGCGTCGGTTCCGGTGGAACCTGTCGAGGACGCAGTTGTCGCCGCGTAAGACATCCGTCTCCTACCGCCCAGGAGGATCAATGGTTACCAAGCCTGTACAGGACGAGAAGCCGTCGAGTGTGGCTCGCAGCAAGCGGGCCACCTTCGACCGCCTGGCCAAGAAGGCCAAGGCCGAGCGCGAAGTACCTCTCCAGCTGGAGGGGGACGACGGCGAGATGGAAGAGGTCAGCATCCTCTTCCGGGCTATCGGGGCCAAGCAGTACGACGACCTGATTGCCAAGCACCCGCCGAACGCGCAGCAGAAGATGAGTGGCGACATTTACAACATCCACACCTTCGCGCCGGCTCTGATCGCGATCTGCTCGGTGGAGCCCAAGCTCAGCTACGACGAGGCCAAGGCCATTTGGGACTCCGAGGACTGGTCGCGTGGTGAGGTGATGGCCCTGTTCGGTGCCTGCGTTGAGCTGTGCAACAAGGGGCTGAACATCCCTTTCATCGGCAGCGCCTGAGGACAGATCCTGGCTTCATGTTGGAGTTGGGGTACTGCGTTGACCACGCGATACCTCACTCCGACTGGCTGGAAAAGTGGGACGCTGAGGACCGCTCCAAGGTAGTCGCCTACCTGATGGAGCAGTCCGAGCGCTGCGACTTCTGCGGTACGGCTCCTTGGGAATGGGAGGAGAACCGGTTCGCCTACGAAGCCGAGGACCACTTCTGCCAAGGGTGCTACTACAAATCGGTCTACTCGGACTCTGAGTCCAGCTCTCTAGCCGGTACCAACGTGCGTCTCGTTCCGATGACCGAGAAGCGACTGTTGGAGAAGCTGATCATTGAAGAGAGGCGGAAGGCGAAGAGGAAGAGCTTCCGGGAGGATTCGTGAGCGAGGCGCCCCAGGAACGGCAGGCGAATGTCGTCCTTACCGCGGACGTTGATGCCTACAACCGGTCCCTGAAGTCGGCCTCGCAGGAGACCACCGGGCTATCGGCCCAGGTCGATGCTCTGGCCAAGAGCCTGGACAACCTGGCCAAGTCCGCGGGTACGAAGCTACAGATCTTCGGGGCTGGAACTGCCGCAGGCATCGCCGGTGTCACGGCTGCCTACGCCAGCTTCGAAAAGCAGATGTCGCAGCTGCAGGCTCAGGCGGCTGTGACCAACCGGTCCTTCTCTCAGATGGAGGACTCGGTCCAGAAGCTGCGTCGGGAGTTCCCGGTCAGCACCCAGGCGGCGGCTGACCTGGTCCGTCAGCTGAACGGCCTGAAGGACGGTACGGCGCGGGTCAATGACCTGGCTGAGACCTTCACCCGCCTGGGTGCAGCTACTGGCGAATCAACCACTGCGCTGACTCAGGGTCTTCTTGGCCTGCAGCGGCAGATGGGTACCACCCAGCGTGACACCTCCAAGTACGCCAACGTACTGACGGAGCTGTCGCAGAAGAACGGGGTGGCAGCTCAGTCCATCTTGGACTTCAGCTCGGCCATTGCTCCGATCGGTCGTGTCGCTGGGATGACCCAGACCGAGATCATGGGCGTCTCGACCGCGTTCACCAAGGCCGGCCAGGATGGCTACGCCGCGGGTAACGCGTTCAACAAGATGCTCACCGACATCATGCAGGCCACTCAGTCGGGCTCTCCGGACCTGGCCAAGTACGCCAACCTGATCGGTGTCACGGTCGATCAGTTCGCCAAGATGGACAAGACCACGGCCATCACTGACGTGTTCAACGAGTTGAACCGGCTGGGGCCGAACGCCATCCAGGTGCTGAACCGGATGGGTCTGGACGGCATGCGCACCATGCGTGCGATCACCGGTGTTACCCAGCAGACCGGTGGTATTGCCAAGC